GGACCTCCGAACCCGGCCTCGCGGAACTCGGCCACAGCACGCTCGGCATCTTCCACGTCCTGCCTTGTGGCCACGACAAACTTGACGTAAGTCGACCCCACCATCTCATATGATTTGATGACTTTGGGATTGATGGCTTTCTCCCAAGATTCGCCCGAGCAAGGCAGTTTTGGGCTTACACTGAACGTCAGTTTATCATAGTCTCGGCCGTTTCTTGTAAACTCTTCCGACAAGTAATCATGCACAGCAGGATACAGTTCTTGTGTACCGTTNGTCTCGAATGTGAGATTGCGGAGCCCGTTCTCGCGACACAGATCCAGCATTTCGGGATATAGTTGCTGATATGCCAACAATGGTTCGCCACCAGTGATGACCAAGTGTACATCATCATTCCAACCTTGATCCCAAGTGTTATTGGGGATCAGGGCATGCATCTTGTCCACAATGGTGGCAACATCATCCTGCTCATTGAAACGCTTGAATTCGGGATAGATTGATGCGTAGGTATCGCAGCCTGTGGTGACCAAGGGCAAGTCTTCGAACTTTTTATACCGGTCAGGATTGGCTTCCACCATCTTAAGGATCTCAACCACTTCGGGGTTGTGTCCTTCGATCTCCTCATCGCGTGACCGCCCAAACTTCCGGCATCGGAAGTTACAACCGAATGTGCGGAAAAACACACTGGGCACACCTGCCCATTTGCCTTCACCTTGTAAACTGTAAAATATTTCTGTGTATGTAATTTTTTCCATGAGATTATTTAGATTCGTCGTTGACTGATAAAATTATTTTACTGTTTTCTGTTCTGATAGCACAGACGGTTTTTAGGCCTTGATCGCTCTCTACGTAAACAGGCACATCATTGATGGGCTTACTGATCCTAGTGGCGCTAGCGGGCTTGCACAGATTACGCCACGAATCTAAGATTTTCTGCTGTAATTCATATGCATCCATCAATGGTTCCTCCGTCCATCAAATACACAATTAAAGATTAGATTGGTGTCGCCGCAGTTGATCACACGATGGAAAGCACCATCGGGTATCAACACGATATCTCCAGCACGGACATCGAATGGCTCACTGTCTTCCTCGCCCACGATCATCTTTCCTTGTCCTTGGATGAAAAAATAAACTTCTTCTTGTCCAGCATGCCTGTGTCCGCGTGTCCATTGGTCTCGGTAAAGTTTTGTAGAACTCAGCACGAGGTTATTTAGGTCGTGATTGTCCTTCAGCAAATAAACTTCTGTGTCTTTGACTACTTCGCCGCCAATGTCATGAAACGAATACTTCTTCATCTAGATACCTTTTTAGCTCTTTGTCCGTGGGTTCAACTGTGTAATTCTGTTTAAAAAAGATTTCGTAGCTGTCGCTACCATATTTGCCAATACCATATAGTAGTGTAGCATCACTGAAGTCCCAATGCAAGTAGTCTTGGGTCATCCTCTTCAATCTGGTATATCGCACGTTGACCATACCCAAAGGCCAGATCACATCTTTGACTTCTTTTTCAGTGGCATACTTGAAACTCAATGGATCCGGCCATCGGTCCAGGAACACCGGAAACACGGTTTTCACGGGCTTGCGCCCAGTTTGGTTCAGCATGATCACTGCTATCATGTGCTGCCATGTACGGTCAAAATCGTTTTTGGCCGGTAGTTGCTGCTGTACCATTAGGTCATCGCGGAGGGGTTGGATCATTTTTTAACTCGTTTGGTAAAATCGCAGAGTTTGTGATAACCGGTCTGATAGCATACACAATGCCGGCCCAGGATCCAACGGGCTAATCGTATGCGTAGTTTTTGTATCATCGTGGACCGACGAAAGGTGCCAGTCGGGGAGGTTCCCAGTTGGCGGGTTTGAGCACTTTGCCATCTTCGCGTTTGGTGACACGCCCAGTCCTGGGATCTACTTTATCGAAGTTGCTACGCATGACTTCTTTCCATGCACCATCCACATCCACGCCCAAACTATGCAAGGCACCCACAGTCACTACTAAGATATCGATCAAGGCATCGAGATCGTTGACCACGTTGTCGCTGTCACACAGTTCATCAAACTCTTCCTTTATGAGATTGCAGTACATCTGGTATTGATCTGGATTGAACTCGTCCGTGGTCTGGCCACAGGCCTGCATGAATTTCTTTTGATCTGAAAATATATCGCTCATTGTTTACCTTATTGTTGAAATATAGTATACACTAAAGATGAGAAAATAACGATAAAGATGGCTAAATAAAATTGCCGATCGCGATGTTGGAAGCATCCACCGGCTCTAACAGTTGAAAAGGAACTGCCAGCATGCCTATTTATTTGTACAAGAAAACACATCAAAAAACCGGATTAAAGTATCTGGGCAAAACTTCGCGAGATCCATATCGATATTTAGGATCTGGTGTGGTATGGACACGACATCTTAAAAAATACGGGAACGATGTATTAACAGAAATACTCCAAGAGTGTTGCGATAATGAAGAACTTAAATTCTGGGGCATTTATTATAGCAAACTTTGGAATATTGTAGAAAGTAAAGAATGGGCAAATCTTAAGTTTGAGACCGGCGATGGTGGTGACACATCAATGTGTGAAAAATATAAAATTGGCATAAAAAATAGAAATCTGTCAGGGGCAAACAATCCAAATTGGGGCGGATTCAGCAGCGAGCACAAAGCGAACCTAAGTGCAGCTAAAAAAGGAATTAAACCAAAAAATTACGAAACATGGGTAAGAGCAGCAAAAGGGACCTCCTACTACAATAACGGGATGGTAGAAAAAAGATTTAATTTAAATGATGTTCCTACCGGTTGGGTAAAAGGTTGTCTTAAGATCAAATGTGGTTGCGGTAAACGAGTAGATATATCTAATCTAAAAAAATATCATTCGACTTGTGTTAGCGAGCCCACCATTCCTCCCATGGGAAGCAAATCCACTGAGGATCCTCCAACTTATTAACCTCTCTAGCAGTATACGACACTTCTACTTCGTTGTCACTGCTCTGGTTGTCCACAAGCACCGCGATACGCACATTATTACCCCAGACATCTGCCCAGTTTGAGCTGTCTGGATAGCACCCGCTCTGCCAATCCTGCCTGATCCAGTTTATGGTAGCGCCCGAATCATTGATGTCATCCACGATCAGGATCTTTTTCCGGAGATGCGGTTGTCCACGTGCCCACGAATAATCATTCTCTGTGGCTGGCTCCATTCCAAACGCATCTGTGGCCATCCATAGATTGCTTTCGCATTCGTCCCCATCACGTAAGCTGACTTTGAGAGTGTGCATGGGCACTTCTAAGTACTGGCTGATGAGGTTGGCAGGTACCAACCCGCCGCGGGTAAGGCCAACCACATAGTCAGGTTGCCATTGGTCCTTATGCAATTGACGCAGGATCTCCTGCGTCATTGATTCCACATCCTGCCAACTGATATAAGTCTTTTTCATTACCACTCACCGTTGTCTACTACTTCACGCATACCCAATTCAAAGCTCATGGGATCATAGTTGGGCATAAACTTGCGCAATTTTGAAATATCGGGTCTACGGTTGGCAGTAGATCCTGCTAGTCCTGGTGTGAATTGCCATGCAGGATCTTTAATACCTAAAGTATCTGCGATGATAACAGCCGCGTCTTGGATCTTGATCTCACGATCATTGCCGATATTGATAACTTCTCTAGACACGCTCTCGCCGCAGTAAATAGTAGCTCGCATAGCATCCTGCACATGGCAGAAACTGCGAGTTTCATCCGCTCCCATGACTTCGAATCGCCCGGATTTTTGCTTGATGATCTGATCCGCTACGAAATGTCCAGCTTTACTCTGACTGCCATAGATGTTAAAGTATCTCACGGCTACCCAAGCAAAATCTTTTGTATTGGCCAAGAAGTTTTCAGCGCAAATTTTAGGCAAGCGATAACTCCAGCGTGCATTGTGTATATCTTTGATAGCGACGTCAACTTGTTCTGGCACTGGGCTTACAGGATCTCCCGAAACCACTTCTGAAGAACTGGCATATACGAATTTTTTCAAGTCGGTTTGGCGCATCGCGATGGCAAACATATTAAAATCGCCGGTCATGTTGTTGTACATGACCTGATTGGGTCGTTCGTAGAAGTTTTTAGTGCCGTTGATAGCACCATAATGATAGATATAATCAAAGTTGGTGGGTAGTTGATTGGCCAATGACGGTCCGTCAGTTAAATCTGCCTGGAGCCATTGGTCACATGGCGGAGTCAGTTTACCTCGACTAAGATTATCTACAGCCCATACCTCGTGGCCTGCTGTTTTGAGTTGTCGGCAAAGTTCATATCCCAATAGGCCGCTTGCGCCGGTTACTAGTATTTTCATTTGTTAAACTTTTCGTTGTCTTTGATCACAGAATCAATCAATTGATAATCTAATCCCAATTGCTTAATGAGATTATTCCAAGCGGATGTATCTTTGGGCAAACAATGCCCGCCGTAACCTCGCATGTTTTTATTAGCCATCAAATAGTTGGGATTGATACAATCTCTCTGTGTGATAGCATTATACACATTCATGTAGTTAGCGCCAAGCTGTTGGCAAACCTCATATGTGATATTGGCAAACGTGACCTGCATGGCATGATGCACGTTGTTAAAATACTTGACGATTTCAGCCTCGGTGGGAGTGACCTGTACCGAATATCGTGGGTAAAAACCATGCGCTTTTTTGACTAATTCAAAATCCTCTTCGCGGTGTGTACCTATTACCAAGAGATCGTGGCTGTGTATGAAATCGGCCAGAGCGGTTTTAGCACGTAGGAATTCTGGCACGCTGGCAATCCTGAGCCTTGGGTACTGATTTTGTAGACGTTCGCTGGTTCCTGGAATTACTGTGCTCTTGATACATACCAGCCCACGATATCCAAGTTGATCCAATGATTGCACCGATGATTCTACGATGCTGGTATCACAATCGCCGTTGGGTGCCTGATTGGTAGGTACACAGATAAAAATGATATCTGTATCCAAAACATTTTCGAGTTTTGATCCGCTGTGTGCAGGATCGTAAAAACTCATAGTGTGTCCCAGAAATTCCAATCCTTCATAGACAGCACTACCTACTGTGCCTTTTCCTAGTAATCCTATCTTCATTTTTCTTCCTTGTGATTTAATTTGATACTATGCTGTCGACCCTATATGTGTCAGTTTCGTAATCTTCTCCGCCACGAGGGCCTTCGGCGAATGCAATAAAAGTGCAGCCATCTGATCCCGATTTCATGGCATGGATTTCGCCAGGTTTGCTGATGATCATATCTCCTCGGCTAGCAACGTACATTTCTGCTGGAGAATCGCTACCCACGGGCTTGCTATAATAGGCCAAATTGCCATCGATCACGTAAGTGTATTGTGTGGTCAGTTTGTGATAATGATTGCCTCTCACAGCACCGGGTGCATTGGTGATGATACAAGCATGATTCATGCTTGCCCGATAAAAGATGTCGGTGATAGAACCTCGTTCGTCTTTGTGTGTGCCAAGACCGGGTTCTTGATTTTCATAGATGTTGTATACTTTCATTGTGTGATAAACCTTGTGTTGGGATTGATTTCTAGCAAAGCGTTTCTTAACGCATCGCCGATGTTCCAGCTCAATATCAGCGCATAAGGATTTTCGTGCCCGGCAAATTCGCGATCGTCAACTATGGGTATGCGGGTCAGCGGAGTGAACTTTCCTTGCTTGAACTGGCTAGAATCGGTAATGGCTTCGATAGAAGAATTTGTAAGTCCGTGCCAAGTCAGCCATGTGTTGGCCTTGGCTGCTGCTCCTACGCCGATGATCACGGCCTTGGGATCTGTGGCCTGTAGCTCATAGAAATCTCGCAACCAACGATTCCTTCGGGTTTTTAATTTTGACATGAGCTGATGATAAAAATCTGTATCAAACAAACCAAAGTCTGTTTCCCGGTGCATGGCTTCAAGGACACTGGGCAAGGCTTCTTTGTTCTTGCGTAAACGGGCCGTAACCCTCAGGCTACCTCCGTGATAATCGACCACGCTGAAATCAATAATCTCCATGCCGGCCTTTTGCACGAGATTTGCCGCGCTACGCACAGTGAAATAACTCACGTGTTCGTGATATATCATATCGGGAAAACGATCCGCCTGCATCATCTCCAACCAATAAGGCACTTCAAAAATAAACACACCGTCGGGCGATAATACTCGAGCCACCGCCCGGGCGAACGCCACGGGATCGTTGGCGTGGTTAAACACGTTGTTGGCTATGATCAGTTCAGCTTGTCCGTGTTTCCTTATGATGCCATCGGCGACCGTGGAGTCAAATACCGCGTTCAATGTCGGGATACCATTTTCCAGGGCCATCTCGCAAATATTCTGGGATCCATCTACTCCCAGTACCTTGAGGCCACGCTGTTGGAACTGTTTCAGGAGATATCCATCATTGCTGCCTATTTCTAACACCAGCCCTTTGGTGTTGTGTTTCGCCAAAGTATCTTCGGCCAATGATTCCCAGTGCCGTCGGCTTGCATTGGAATTGCTGGATGTATAACTGTAAGGATAAAGGTTATATCGATCTTTCGCAGAGCTTATGTATCTCAATTGCAGATGACCACTGTCTCGATCCAACGCCACTTGCAAAGGAAACACAGGCTCGCTGAGATGCAACTGATCCCGGGCGATAAATGTATCAGCATAGGCATGCTGTCCTAGGTCGATCACAGTCTCTACATCATGTCCTGATATAAATCCTTTGTCTATTCTTGTGCTTTGTGTTATCATCTTAGGATCTTTTAATGAAGTCACTGGTGTAAGTCAGATTATTGATATCTTTTTGTTTGAGTTTTTCCCAGGGATCTTGTTTACCGGCCAAGACATTTTTCCAAAAAGTCATATCGTTGCCGCGGAGTTTTAAGTATTCTGCCAATCTCAAAAGGTCTTTCCTACGGTGTTCAAGTTGTCCGGGATGATGGAAATCACGAGGATCGCTGGGATTGCCTTCGAGATATCTGCGTTTAGCCATGGTTTCATCTTGATTATTGCCTGTGAGATCGTGTCGGTCGTGAGTCACGACGACGTCGATATCTTGCATGATGTCAAGGAAGTAAGCATGTTGACTGAGTTCAGCGTCAATCATCTGATGCCAGCTGCAATAATCAAACAGATCCCGCCATTCTTTAGGGAAGATTGGAAATATACTATAAGGATGGCTCATGTGCGTGATCACTCTTAACAACAAAAATTTTCCATCGTATTCTGTTATTTTCTTATCCCAGTCCTGAGTCTCCATTATAGCATCATCGCCCCAGACAAACAACCAGCGTCCCTGGCTTTGTTTGGCCAAACCGTTGAAATATTCATTGAGTCTCTCGTATCCCAGAGGATCGAATTCAAGGGCTGTATAATGTAGCCCTTTCCCCTCAAGATAAGGACGCACTACATTAAAAAAATGATTTTTTCCTATATCATCATTTTCGTCTATACCAAACAGGAATTCGATATTGGTGGTTCCAGATGAGTTTTCTACCAGACTACCTATACTACGACTGAGTGCATCCGTGCGCTTGTGTGTTGGTAGCAATACCGAAATATCAAATCTTGGGTTTTTATCCATGAGGTACTATCCTTATTTTTTCGATACCCTTGTTGATGCTGTCTACTATGATCTCCGCTACTTCACGTGGATCCAAGCAAGGTGTGCGATTGTATTCTTCTTCGATCTCTTCATCCTTCTTTGCGCCTTGATAATTTTGACGCAACATATTGGTCTTGATCTTGCCAGGACAGATCTCTGTGAATCTGAAATTTGGATATTTTTTCTGTACTGTGTCGGCAGCGAATCTTACTGCTGCTTTGCTGGTAGTATAGAAAAGATTCTGCGGATATGGATCGTCGATGTTGGTAGAAGTCACGTAGATAAAGTGACCTCTATCTCTTTGCCGAGTGTACTGCTTGATCAAGAACAAAGTAGCAGTCAAGTTGATATCTACTTGCTGGCACTGATTTTGCCAAGTATTTTCGTGCCAACCGAGATAAGCACCAGGATTGGCCGCAGCACAATGTATCACGACGTCAAAATCAGTCAAATCTAAACGGTCTAAAGAAGCAAAATCGCTGAGATCAAGTTCTTGTCGTACCGGCGCGAGGACACGATGGGCGGGCGATAAGAGTCTTACTACCTCGCTGCCCACGCCTCCGGATGCGCCAGTGACGAGTATGTTCATGATCTTTTAGGACGCGAGTCCCCGTAATGTATCACAGTCAACCCTGGAATATCCGGTGTGCTCCTCCAAGGATCTACGATAACCGATCCTATCGGTATCGCGCAATAAGTGGGTTCATCCAACTCCTGACCAGTGTATCCATAAGTCACATGTCGATTGTGTGCCATCAATACCACGGCTTTGCCGGGTATCTCTGGGATAACGTCTTCACGATCATCTGCCAAAGGATCCACATAATTTACCCGGAATCTCCGTTGTTTGATGTAATGTGCTATCAAGGTGCTGTAACTCCCGATACAGTAAGGTACATCGGGTTTATAGGCTTTGCCATGGATGACTATGGGACAACAATGCTCAACGGCTATTCCACACAGGAAGTCAGCGAGATTCTTGGCCTGTACTTCACGAGCTCTCATGATGGTATCAAAGAGATCATAGCCGATGTCATACTCTTGGGCCAGCCAACGTAAAGCGATGTTGTCCCTGGGATGGCAAGCACCCGCATCGCCCATGCCTGCGGTCATGTATTTGGGTCCCATGATGCGCATGGTCGAGCGTGCCAGGGCGTTGGTCACGACATCTACATTGATATTACCGATCCGCATGGCAAAGTCTTGTATCATGTTGGACAATCCAACTTTGGCCGAGATGAATGTGTTATAGAAGATCTTGATGGCTTCGCATTCATCCCATGTACCAATCTCGTAACGTGGATCATTCTGCATAATGGGACGATAAAGTTCGATAAGTTCATGCGCCAGGGCGTTGGGATTACCATCCTCGGTGCCGATCATGACCATTTCAGGATTGACCATGTCCCATTTCACCGACCCCATAGCGATGAGATAGGGATTGTATAAAAACTGATGTTCCTGCTTCAGCAATGGAACAAAATATTTCCTTGTAGTACCAGGCAACACCGTTGAGATCAACACCACTTTTTTAGGACTATCTGCATATTCGTTGATTTTTTCCAGAGCGTCTTTGACCGCGTCGTGGCCAAAGTCTCGAGGTTCCATATGGCTCGACGGAACTGACCCATCGTATCCCTCGGCATGTGGGGTGGGCACAGCAACAAAGATCCAATCACTGTTGCGTATGGTATCTTGTGCTGTGCCTATTGTCACTGAATCGCTGGTACGTGGTACTACATCATAACCATATACGGTATATTTTTCTGCGAATACTTCTGCGCAATCTAAGCCTAATTTGCCTAGACCGATAAATCCTATCCTGATGCTCATCTGATTCCTTATGCGAATAAATCCTCGTTCCACTCGCGATGCCCCTCGCGGAACGCCATGTTTGATTGTGTCTCGCGCACTTCCACTCGGAAGCACCATAGACGCTGAGCCTCGGCTGGCCCCCACATGTCGGGAATATACACACCGTTGACATACTTGTACAGCATGTCCGCCAGCCCTTCACAGCCCAGACGGGGGAGCACAGTGAGCTTGGCCATATTCTTTTCTTGGAGAAGTTTAAATGTCTCGATCTCGGGATCATCTTCTGCCACTAACAAGGTATGATCGAATTGGTCTTCTAGGATATGTTTGAGTTCTTTGAGGCCGCCATAATCGGCTGCCCAATTACGCACATCAAGATCATTGGTGCCGAAAAAGAACTTCATGGAAAAACTATAACCGTGGATGAGATTGCAGTGGCTATCAGCACGCCATTGGCGATAGGCACAAGGAAAACTATCGTGATACTCTTTGGTGGAAACGTATTTGTAAGTGATGGGTTCGAATGCCATATTTCTTTCTCCTATGTTAGATTTTAGCATAGGCGGCAGAATTTATCAAGCGGGAATGACGCCAAGACCGCTGTAAACAACTACTTATCGTTGGGTAGGGTGTACCCAGATTTTTTATAGTTCTGCTGTGAAGGGATCACCCCGCGCACACCGCCTGTGGGATCCGCACAATCTCCAGATCTGCGTGGGATAAGATGCACATGAGGGTACATCACAGTTTGGCCCGCGGCCCGCCCCCGATTGATACCTACGTTGTAGGCATCGCAGTCTCCGGATTCTACTAAGAACTCTCCTAGTTCCATGGCATCACGAAAACATTCATTGATCGACTCTAGATTATTATATTTTGGAACGAACAGCAAGTGCCCACGGGTAACCGCATAGGCGTCCCGGAATATTATGTAGACCAGTTCTTCTCTGTGTAATTCGGTCCAGGGTGCTATTTTATTCTGTTGTGCTTGTTCTAGATCAGTCATTTTAAAACCTATATTGATAATCTGCTTTTATGAGCGAATGGCCCAGGCTATTGACCACACCAGTGATGTTCCAGGATCGATTCTGCTTCTGTAAACGATATTGTGTACCAACGAATCCTACCACGGGAGTTTCGATGTCTACACGATGTTTAGTATAATGCAAAACACCCTGTGAGTCTACCCGGTTAGGAAGTTTGAGATCAACATTACCAGATACTACATATGGTTGTAACCCACCATAGACACCCCAATCTTGGTCTCGCCACCCAGCCACGGCGTACATGCTGTAGATATTGCTGACGTTGGTGACTAGTCCCGGAGTAAAATTGGTAGACGTCTGCATGCCACCTGCTTGCAGCCAATATCCGTTATTCCATTTCCTCGTCATGTTAGTCTCTAGGATGGCGCTGGAGCGGACCTGGCCAAACATTCCGGAAAATTCCAACCAAGGACTCCCTTGCATCTGCGTGGCGGTGAGGGTCATAGACCAGGGACTTTCCCTGCCGAATGGTTGTAATACCGCACCTGTGGTCCAGTTCTGAGCATCACCTGCGGCCCTAAATCCATCACGTTCAACTAAGTTGTTGGATACGAATCTAGAACTCCACGAATCATTGCTGGATTTTACATCGCTGAACGCGATGTTCATTGGTTCCACAGGGCGATCAAAAGAAGTCAAGTTGATCTGGAAATTTCTGCCCAAAATATCCACTGCTGTGACATTGTTTAATAAATTCCGATCCATGCCGGGAACACGGATGCTGCCAGTGATAGGTATCCTAGTGCTGTCGCGACCGTTTAGGGCGATCCCTAATCCGCCAATAGGTGATAGCGCCTTGTCAAAGTCGATCACTGGCAACCCGTTTAGCCACGAGATTGAACTAGATGCTAACACAGTATTGACTTGTCCAGAACTCATCCATGGCCACGCTTGTTTGATCACATCTGACGTGGCCTGTGCTGATGGCTGGGTGATACCCAGGCGTGAAAGATAGATAGCCTTCTTGTGTTGATTGTTCTCTTCGTAAGTTATGGCAGTGGCCAAGTACATCACTCCATCGGGTCCACGGACGAATGCTATACCGTTGGCACCAAAGCTCGCAGTAGAATTGATCGTTTTTTCGAGATTCAATGATTGATCTGCGAATGCTTGTATGATATCTGCGTAACTGGCGACATATTTGTGATCTTTGGTGTGTATCAATACTTGTGCACCTCGATTTGAGTCCCACTGAGTACCACCTAGCACGATATCGATAAGACCATCATTGTTGATGTCTGCTAAAACCGGGTGGTACGGTGCAGGTAAAGTATTATCGTATCCAATCAAGGTGGTATCAGTGACATCTTGGAAAACGCCGCCACCTAGGTTTTTATTGAATTGTATTTCACTGAATGATGGCCATTGCCCATTGGTCAACCAAGGTCTGCTGAAAATCACTGCATCTACGGTACCAGAATTATCAAAGTCAAAGGCCAATACCCGGATGTCGTGGCTACCTGAAAATCCATAAGAACTCCATTTAGGTAACAGGAATCGGGGAGTAGGTAAGGTACCAATCTGAGAGATATAAACCCCATCGTCTTTTTTTCTCCAGCTGTAAAGACGATTGTTTCCATCTTGGTTGCTGTTCATGTCAGTGAGTATCAGTGTGCTGGACCCATTTCCCAGGAAATCCGCCACCGCTACGTCTCCACCACCCCCAGGGTAATCACCTCGCCCCCAGTAAGTGGTAAACGTACGATTGGGTCCACCGAAAGTAAATCTCAGACCCGTAGTGACGATGTCCATGTATCCGTCTTTGTCAAGGTCATAGAGCGCACTACCGTGGCCATTTGTGTTTTCGAGATCGATATTAACTCGTGTAAATCGTTGACCTTCGTTGAAGTATACTATTCCGGGGCCGTAGATGTTGGTATCGGTATAAGGAGACACATACATGTCTATCTTACCATCTCCGTCGAAATCTGCGAATTTCACCGAAGGTTCCGTGCCAACGATTTTGTTGTCTGTACCAGAGAACCACTGGGACGTTTTATTAACCAAAGAACCGTTTTCCCAATCCCATATCTGGAGATTGTAATTATTATGTACTCCGTTGCTGTCTAATGTGGCACGTCCGGCCAGTATCAGGCTTTGCGATCCATTACCGTTGATATCTTGGCTGATCAATGCGCTGCTGTTATAGACAAAAGACGAAGAATCGATGGGTGCGACTGAATCTACACGAGCCGGAGTATAAAAAGGTACCGACGAAAATCCCGATGAGGGAGCTATATAAGGATTACCTCCGCTACCCCCACCGCCACAGGCTGTGAGCGCAAGGCATACCGAAACAGCGATTACGGTTCGGGTTTGTATTTTGGATCGCACGATCGCTCCTGAATCATTGACAATACTGACATTGTATGACAGGATCGATTTTATGGTCTAGGCAAAATCGGACATTTTGGAGAGACATTTGGTCCTCGTCTATCCAAAACTCCTATCTTGGGGCGAAATCTTGTTGCAGTTTGATGTTATCGGTGAACTCTTTTTTCACAGCCGGGTCTGTTCGGAACGCCCCGTGTAAAACGGTAGTTTGGGTAAGACTCGAATGTGCCATGATGCCTCGGTTTTCACAACAACCGTGAGTGGCTTGGATATACACTCCAACATCTTTGCTATCTGTGGCCTTCATGATCTCTCGGGCGATGTCATTGCATAGTTCTTCTTGCAAGGTGCCGCGCCGGGCACACCATTGCGCGATACGTGTGTATTTGCTTAGTCCGATCAGTTTCTGTGCGGCAAGGATGCCAATATAAGCAACCCCAACAACGGGTTGATGATGATGGCTACACATACTACGAAGTTCACTACGCACCACGAGCATGCCCTCGTAGCGGTCTGCCGAATCGTTTGGAAACGCTGTGCAATCTGGTGCCGGGTCATACCTACCTCCCATGATTTCGTTGTAATACATCTTGGCCAAGCGGCGTGCTGTGCCTTTAGAATTGGGATCGTTTTCGCGATCGATCAATAAAGTATCTAATACTTTTTCAAACGCCGCTGTGGCCTCATTGATCAGGATTTGCTTGGTACCTTCGTTGACGTAATCCGAAATGTTGTCTCCGGCCCAGAATCTTTTACCTTCTGACCGCATACGATCTCTGATGGATTGTGCTAGTGTTTTTTCTGACATTCTTATTTCTCCGAGTTAGGGCGGTGGATCGCCAGTCTTGTTGCTATTGTAAGATGATATTTAGACAAAGTCAAACGATTATTGAAATTTTCCTACAATCAGGATATTCTGCTTTCTGGCTAACCGGTGTCACGGTCTTGAGTTTCTGCCGACCGGCCTCACAGGTTTCCAGGGTAGGACAATAGTGCCATCCAGGCGAAAAAATCTCTTGGTTGATCCACGGGCTCACGGCTAAATCTCTACCGTCCGATCGCATACGGCCGAGATGATAGTAGGCCGTTTGATCATCCAGTAGTATAGCACCGCACTTGCCCAACTCCATGGGCTTGCCGTGACCAAAGCTCAGGCATTGTACCTGTCCGGAACGATACATACCGGGTTCGAGTCTACGGGCACTATCCCATATGTTAGTGCCATGAAATTGATATTCGCCAGTCCACCGTTCATCGGTCAGGGTGTATCGTATACCCATATTTAACATAGTCTGTGGAATAGAAAGATAAGTGAAGGCTGTAAATTCTACTTCACGTATCTTGTACCACCGCATAACCAATTCAATGGCATGGGTACAACCATCTGTGACGATCACATATGGTGCACCGGTGTATTCTGCCAGTTCCGATTCAAAATGAAACAGACTATCAAAACTCATTGGGTATACCACGCCCAAGCATGCGCGATCATGTCTTCGAGTCCAAAACGCGGAGTCCATCCAGAGATCTTGTTCCAACGATCTGCTGATGCTGTAAGCATAGCCGGATCACCTTCGCGTCTAGGGCCCACACGGATCTTCAACGTCCGGCCAGTGATCTTTTCTGCAGCGGCGATGATCTGTCGATTGCTGATACCCGACTTAGTGCCTAGATTAAACACGTCGCTGGCCAGCTTACGGTCAATGGCTTGAACATGAGCATCGGCGATATCTTCGACGTGTACATAATCTCTCACGCATGTGCCATCTTCTGTGGGATAGTCATCACCGTTGAGCACGAATTCTCGATCGTCTCGTATGCTCTCTAACACTCTAGCGATGATGTGTGTGGCGCCACTCTTCTGTCCATGGCGCCTTTGGCTGTCAGCACCGCAGGCATTGAAATATCGGAATGCAACAAAATCCAATCCATATGCACGCCGATAACTTTTCATCATCCACTCGATCATGAGTTTGCTCTCACCATAGGGAGAAATTGGCTCGCAAGGATCAACTTCACTGCAAGGAACCATGACGGGTTCGCCATAACAAGCGGCCGAACTAGAAAAGATCACCCGTGTATCTAATTTGTGATCTCGTATCCGATCCAGCAAGGTCTTGGTCTTGACAAAATTGTTGTTGTAATAATCCGCGGGTCGATCCAGACTAGGCCCTACTAGACTTGATCCAGCACAATGGACGATAGCAGTAGGAGAGAATTCATCCAATAGTTGTAGCCCACGTGGTTTGGAAAAATCTTCTTGATAAAATCTATCAGCCACTGCACGTAAATGCATGGGCAATGCCACGGTGTCTACTCCTACAACATAATATCCAGTATCCTTAAGCCGAAGCATGGTTTCACCACCGATATATCCAGAAGCACCTGTGACTACGACGATTTTACTCATATTACTCCTCGATCTTGACTACATGATATTTGGCAGGTGCCACGTGATCTCTATAACGATTGTCCCCACGATACCATCGAGTCCGTGTGGGATCGTCAAACGACATTATATCTAGTATGCGATCAATGGTTCCGTTGTTCCAGTCTGAGATCAATCCCATGTTGTGATGTGGCTTTTTCAAAAGATTATACAATTTATTTTCAGCGTCGCTGATGCTCCAGGGCACATACAATCTATCAGGATCGTTGGCAAATGTTTCAGGAAAACTACGATAAGCAGGATAAAGCACATTACAGCCCAATGTATCAGCTTCACTTACTGTATTGGAGACCCAGTCTTGTAATGCACAGTTAAACAACACTCGGCTATCGTTGACGATGGCATAATATTCATTTTTCTTGAGGTTCTCATGGATCTCAAGATCACCGCGAGCTTGTAATTTACGAGCACGTTCAATGTACCGAGGATTGTTGCTGCGCAGAGGGCCGCCTTGCAGGACAGCGAATTTGACATTGGGCTGTACTTCATGCACCTTCTCGATCAAATCCATGAAGAAGTCGGGCTGTTTCTCTTGATCGAAGCGGGCACCGAACACCACACGCATCTGTCGTTGATCAAATGGTTTGACCCGGTCTGCACCACCGATGCGTTCTAACACTTCTTCCTTGCCGAATGCCAGGCCGGAGATGTTGTAGATAGGAGCGGTCCAGTTGGCGATGCGCATGTGGGCGACCATCTCTTCGTTGGTGGCCAACACGCCAGTGACGAAACAGTTAACCATCTGCTCATAAGTGCTCATCCATTTGGCCATGCCCCATACATGCACAAAGTCGTCGGGATCGATGGCCTGTGCTAGACAGCGCACAAACACTCGAGGACGCTGGCTTTCTGGGATCTGATCCATGATATAAGGCAGGCTTTCGATTCCTGGAGTAAACATGTCCTCAAAATATATAACATCATCAGACGTGACCTGACCTTCACGCATAAGTTTAACGAGATTCATCATCTGGCTCATCGAAAAATAACTACGCCCGTGTGCGTCAAGTACCTGCCCTACTGAAATAGCATTGGTATTATCTAAAGTTTCACCTTGGACATAAACAACATCTAGTCCCCTTTTTTCAAATACTCTGCGATTCCATTCGGTTAATTGTAGAGTGTAACGTGCTTGATAAGACTCCAATCCACAATAAAAAAGTTTTCTCATGATTTTCCTTGCAGTAAAAATAATATTATAGACGATTTGCTACGGTGTAGTGTTATTTTTGGTAAATAAAAATGCCGATCGCGATGCGCTAACATCCACCGGCTCTAATAGTTGAAAAGGAACTATCAGCATGAATACTTATACAGCGTTTGATCGCACCCCTTATACCTACGTAATCACTCATATCCCGTCGGGGAAAAGATACTACGGATCTCGGTATGCCAAGCATTGTCATCCCGGAGATCTTTGGCGGAACTATTTTACTTCTTCGTTGACTGTCAAAAATCTTATCGAAAAAGATGGTATAGAATCTTTTTCTTTCTCTATTAGGAAAGTATTTGATACTGTTTTTAAATGTCGTGAGTGGGAATCCAGATTTCTTCACAAAATCAATGCAAGAAATAATGAGGCTTGGATCAATGATCACAATGGTGGATCGGATTTTTATAATATATCCCCGGCATCTGAAATCACTAAGCAAAGAATGTCTCAATCAAGACTTGGAAAACCTAAATCAGAATTAATGAAATTTAATTCCATGTGGTATTATGAACTTAAATTTGATGACGGCAAGGTCGAGTACATTAAAGGCAAAGTCAATGTTCTACAAAAATTGAATAGAAAAGATTGGGAGAGCATTCGGGTTACCATACAAAAAAAGAATGGATATTTGCGACGTAGTAAAGTTACTATTCGTCGCATGCCTAGATCCTTCCGACTTCAATGATCAGCGACCTCTGCGGCTGCTGTCTATGGACCACATGTCCTTGGCGAATTTTCCTTGGACGTGTTTGTTATACTGCTGGTAGGCGTAGCTCTTCCAGTTGTACAAGTCCTTTTCGTCGTACTTGTAGCCAAAGTCCTGGCAGAAGCGCAGATACAGCTCGAGATCCTCGAAAATAGCATTTACACGAGGATTAGATTTGAACGTGGGTTTGGCCACGGTGTTCTCCTTAGATAACTAGGTTTATGAGAATTGATATAAATAATGATAGAGAGATTCCAACAATGCCTAAACTATTTAACCCTACTACAAATGATACATGTTTTTTCTGTGGAGCACAAGCCCTGTTTGTAAGTTTTAATTCTAAGCAGCTTCGCTGTGTTGAAAAAATAACCCGATGCCCTGGATTTGTTAAAAAAGCCGAGGAATCGCGTCAAAAGAATATCACTCCCGAGCAAAGAAAAAAACATATGAAAAAAATGAGTCAGATTGCTCAAGAAAAGTTGTTGAAATTGCATCAAGATCCGGAATGGAGGAAACGCAAAGGAAAAAATATTACCCTTGCTAAAGTACAAAACGGTTCTGCAATGGATCCTGCTCTTAAAGATTCCTGGAAGCTCTACGAAGATGCGGTTGATCGTGTTACCAGAGAAAGTTGGATTTACCATCATGATTTAATTAATCCTGAAAATTTACCCAGAGGTTCTTTGTATGAATTAGATCATAAATTTAGCAAATCAGAAGGATTTAAAAACAATGTTCCTCCGGAAATAATAGGGCATCCATCTAATCTGGAAATGATAGATAGATCGGAAAATCGTAAAAAATATAATAAATCATCCATTACATTAAATGACCTATATCAGATAATCAAAGACTGAACTGGACGAGTTTTATTATATTCGATCTGACAACCACATTCTCCATCTTCACTGACGCTGATAATCATATCTCTTCCAGGATAGCGATCTGCTAATTTGATGTATAAATCATCAGCCAGCATCTCTACGCTTTTATAATCGATATCTATTTGTTTGGTATCAAACAACGATTCACAGTAATTGAGAAATTGATGGAACTCCAATTCTCGATCATTATGGAAAATTTCTATCTGGATATTGAATTTAAATAGATGTCGATGCTTATTGCCAAGATATGACACATCTTCTAATAGAGGATCTGTAGCAGCAGCGGGATATCTATGAAATCCTACTTTTTGAAAAGTTACCCATATTAATCTTCTTGCAGCCTCGCGGATACGTTCTGCGGTTTCTCGTTGTTCTTGGTTCATTTGATTATCTTATCTTTGCTGTATTTAGACCAGTCAGTGAAACGATCTCGATTTTGGATATCTTGGAGTTGATGCACCCATACTCCGGGATTAGTAGCCGCGAAATCTTTGTCGTCGATCTTGATGCAGGTGTTGTAGTTCCAAAGTCTGATGTAGGGAATAGGCACCTTGATGATAGGGATGAACTGATCACGCTCGCATAATCCACCTTCGTGGAACTCTTCTACATAAGAAAATGGAATATCGAGGCTACACCAATATCCGCGATCCAGGAAAGTCATGATCACGTTTTCCCAGGCAGTAAATTCAGCACCAGTAGGCCGATAACTGTCGTTGGCACCAAAGAAGATGTGGCGTGTTTCATAGGTAGACTTGGCCAATGCTGCCTCAATGGCTTCTACCGTTTGGTAGCCTATCACGAAAAGCGTGGGTTGGCCGAATGCTGGCGTATGTTCAACTTCTCTACCGTAGAAAAAGTCTGCGTTTTCGTGCCCCGATCTGTTCATACTGAATCCTCGAGTTGGTCTAGTTTGCCTTGGTCGAATTCTTCCATGGGTGCTTCTTCTTCATCTATATCAAACAAGTTGTTGAACATGGTATGGGCGTTGACTGCTCGTTTTCCTGTGAACCCACGTGTTCCCACGACCCTTTCCCAGACTTTAGCATGATCATCAATGATCTGTAAACTCTTTTGGCGATCACGTGCGGCAAATATCCGATCGATCACTTTCCGGACATCGTAATCCGAATTGGTAGGATGCACCATCATGTCTGGGCAGATGCCCTGATCATATAAAAGATTGGCACGCTGTACTGCTTCGATGTGCATCCAGACATTGTGCCCCATCAAGAGTGCGTAACTAAAACTGTCCCAACTGGTCCGGCCTTCTTTGCCGATCTTATTTAGATCACCGGGCTTGTAGATACAGATATCTCGGATCCGCATGTTGCTGCTGATCGGACTATCTTCGAAATCCTCATGGATGCCATCTTGCCGAACCGCATCGCCAAACAGTCTATTGTCGGTGGCATACTTTTTGTCATCGGCTGTGGGGCTCATGGAATAGGACCATTTCTCACGATTCTGGCATGTAATGTTATGGTAGAGCTGACCGTTGGCTGTAGCGAGGAATGGACTCGCACAGTCAAAACTGATGGTGAAGTTGGGGTTTGCGTACTGGCGTACAGCTCGTTGTATGTCTGTGAGCAATACCGCCCATTCCAACTTTGAGGTTCCCAGGAAGTGCATCCAATCATGTACGCCCTTTTCTAATAATCCGTCGTGTATCAAATGTACCAAGCGTTTCAGCACCAGATGCACATCACACATGTTCTGGCCGCCCATGCCCCAACCGTTGAAATGGCGATCGGGGTATCGTTTTGGGTCGCAATAGCTCTTCATGAGATCATACCAGTGATCGGCTTCGGCATGATTGCCCCCTTGCAACACGTTCAATATTTTGGTATCACCATAGCGATTAGCGATCCAGAATTCGTTGTTGTATTGCGTGGCCCGCACCGCATCATCATAGCTGAAGATACCACAGGCCTGCGCGGCCACTGGATCGCGGAAGGTCCATGTGGGTATGTCCATGGTCATGCCATATGTGGCTATGCCCATCTGCCACTTCAAGACCTTCTCCCGTTGTGCTTCGGACTTCTTGTCTGTGAAGTCAGCCCAGCGTCCGGGCCACACACCCTTGGCGATCTGGAATCCTCCCGAATCGGCCAGCATCACTGTGTTGGGATCACGATTGCGGATCATGTCCTCTTTGGGATCTGGCTTGGCGAGATCCAAGTTGGCATGACCAGCCGAATACAGGCTCCAGCGATAAGGAAACAGGCCCTTTTGTGGATTCAACCAGTTCAGTTGTTCCATGTCGGGTATGCCCGGAGGCATGCGGCTGGGATCTATGTAGTTAGAGGTGCGTTGTCGACCCACATAGCTGGCATAGAAACTGCTGATAGCCGGCAGGAATATCGCGTAATCGCTTTGCTTAGATGTGAGATCGTCTTGTTCGATCACTTGCTTTGTGCCGGGAGGATGTAGTTGTATTCGGCGATGCCAGAGTTTACTGTGATCTGTGCCGCACCATCATCACTGATGCGCATGATTTTGTCGCCAGTGAGATCCAGGATGCCGATCACTTGTTTCACGGGCCATGCCCATGCACGTTTCAATGCACCGTTGACTCCTGCTTGGAAAACAAATTCACCAGCGTGTGTGCTGTGATCACCAAACGAGAACTTGAGATCAGTGCCATCAGTCTTGGCTGTAAAGTTAGCTTCTTCGGCATTGGCCTGCGCCTGCATCTTGAGACGCATGATGCTAGATACAGTGGGAGCGAATTCGATGTTCCAGTTGGCACCTTTGAACTTCACGGTCTTGAGTTTGTCTGCGATGATCTCCGAAGTCATGAAACGATAATCATTTTTAAAGTCGCCTGTGGCGTTTTCAAAGTGCAAGCCCACGGCGGCTTGCTCGCCGTTGCGCTCTTGACGCTTGACATCAATCTTGGCGTTTTCTTTGTATTCTTGTAAATTCAACAAGATCTTGAGCTTGCTGAGATTGGGCATACCAAACATGCCAATGAACTCTGGTACTGGTGCCAGAAACTTGCCTTGCAATACCACCGAACGATCTTCGGCGATACCTTCAATCGTAGTCTCTTTGTCCGTGCCAGTGATCTTGACCAAATCAATGCATCCAAGATCAAACGTGTGTTCTACCAAATCTAATAAGTGGTCTCTCATTGCTTTTCCTTTAGGTAATATATTGAATTCCAGACTATGTTACAGATTATACACTTTTCTTTTGATACGTCAATCACTTAGTGATCTATTTTTGGGTTTACTTTAGCCAATGATTGACCGCCTCGTAAACTAGATAACGTCCCAGGTTTTTTTAGTTCTAACCATGTGGCCGCGGCATCTAGTTCTTGGGAACAGATAATCTCAAATCCAATGCTATCGCATAGACTTTTTACCAATCTACCAGGAGTATAACACATATAACATCTTTCGGTATTAACTACCGCCCCGTATCGGTCACAATCATTAAAAGTTATCGCCAGAGTCCCCCCGGGTCTGAGTTTGTCAAAAATCTCAATCAAGTATTTTTTCATTATCTCGAAGGGTTTGTAATGGAAAAAATTATAGCATAGAAAAAATCCTATCTGAGAATCAGGAATAGATTCTAATAGAATTCGGCTCGACGATTCCTCAATGACATTCCAACGTACACGCTGAGTATACTGTTTATTGAATCGTTTTTTTAAATCGTCTAATAATTTGTAATTTGTGTCTATGACATATAACGGATCAGCTGCGACCATGCTGTCAGCCCAAGATTCTAATCCGGGTCTAATGATCGCGCCTGGATATTTCCAATTACAATTCTTTTTTATACGGCCATGGATAAAGTCAACAAGATGATCTGGTACATTAAACCGACGATTTAATATGTAATCGGGCGAATCACTGTGCATGCTTTCATAGAGTTTATAGCTCTCTATCAGATAGGATGATTCTTGATCTAATATCGATTGATTTAACTGTTTTTTTATTTCTTCGAGAGTTTCTAAAAAAGAATAAAAAGCCTGGTTTACTGATTGATATTTAGATTCTAGTTCTAAAGTTCTGTCTGGAATCTGCAAAGAACTTGATTTTACTGCATGTAAAACAGAACCTAAGTATATCTTTGTCGTTTCCTCAACATTCTCAGGAGTGAGTCGATCTAGTAATTCTCGATAAGAGACTAATTGGCTGAGCTTCATTAGAATTCAAACAGGCTTTGGAAAGTGTTTTCAGTATTAGTGGCGCTGGCAAGATCCCATTGCAACACACCCAACAGGTTATCAATCTTTTGATCCACTACTGTGGCTTCCATCTCTGCATCATCGAATGGTAGTTCTCGGAACCATTGAGGTAGATGCAATTCATCTGTGGGGTAAGCGATGCTGGTCCATCCCAAGGCATTGGGTTTGAGCTTGCACACGATAGCCTTCATACCGTCCACGATTTGCATGCTGTAGTTGTCTGAGTTCATGCGCCGCAGAGTATTCCAGTTCATACCAGCTCGCACGTGACCGGGCATGTTGGTCTTGCCCTCGGCTGTTTCTCTTTTGCTGTACATGGTAAGATTGTTCACTCGCTTGGGTGACCCTTTTTCCCAACCCGGGCGATCATGGAAAGCATATTTAAAATCACGGATTTTTTGTATGATATCTTCTCTAGTGACACCAGTCAGTGCGTCATTAAGGATTTCACTGAGGAAGTCTTGGATGATCTTGGGAGTGTCACTGCGCTTGAGATCCAAGCCCATGGCCTTGACCTTGCCAGGTTGTCCATTGACGTCTACACGCTTGCCTTCTTTGTCGATGATCATCACGGCATAGCGTTTTTTGGTGATGAACAATCCTTTGCTTGCCACAACCTCTCGACCGCCTCGGATCACGCTGCCCATCTCTCTGGGGCAATGGAAAGCCTGCTCCATGAATCCTGGAAAGCTCTGATTGACTTGTTCGGCGATCGAATCATACAGCGCGATGCAAGTTTCTTTGCTCCATTCCATGCGACCTTCTTCTACTTCTTTCTTCACTGCTGGCCAGGCTGAGAAGTAGCAGGAGTCTGTGTCTCCGTAGATGATGGCGTCTCCGACGTGATCGTATCTCCCCGTAATACATTCGTTGACATGCGCATCCATGTGGCGAGCAATTGATCGACCGGTGAGTGTTGTCGACTGTCCGATTCTTTTGTCAAAGAAACGACAACCTGGGTTAAGAATAGCACCATAAAGGCTATTAAGATTAATCTTCTTAACCAACTGACGCTTGTCCCAATATTCTTCATCTTCTTTGTTGTCACACTCCTTGAGTTTCTTTTGCATCTCCTTGCGTTCAGCGTACCAACGCTTGAGTAAACCCGGGATTACTGCTTCCGTTTCATATGTAAAGATAGTACCATTGGCACTCAGCATCCAAGGTTGATTGCTATCAAAAATCATCCTCCACACCTCGGCCGCTGAATGCACAGTCTCGGCACCATCCTGCCAGTCAATGGTGATTTCTGTGCCGCGTTGCTGTTCCATCACTGCGGTGTATTCTAGCGTACCAAACAATCCCTCCCAAGCCGCCGCGAAACTGTTGCCTTGGCGCATCTTGTCGGAGATATAATGGTCGGTCATGACCGGCCGGAGCTGACCAACGATGGTTTCTGGGCCCATGTTAAGAGCACGGATGGCGCTGGGGTATAGACTGTTGATGTCGATACTACCCACCCAGTCGTGCATTCCTTTTTTGGGATAAGCAACATAGGCACCTGCGGCTTGCGTGTCTTCATCTGTGAGTCTCTCTTTCCTCGTTGGAACTACCATTCCACGTTCGTGGGCTTCGTTGATGATGGCTTGCTCTGTGACTGCTACGGCACCCATGGTGGTGGGCAGCAGCACGGTGTTTTCATGCGCCAGCGTGTTGGCTAGATCCAGGAACCGGAGCTTCTTGTCGATGGCAGCGAGACCGTTGACGTCCTGTCGGTTGTACTCGATGAACGTGCGCCAGTTTTGATTGTAGAGTTGGTCCAAGGTTCCTTCGAACTTGGTCTTGCCTTCCAGTCCTTCATATTCGAGGATGGCATCCAGACTATAGGAATGTCTTTCTTCATAGGTGTACTTCCTGTAGAGTTGCATGTAATCGAGATGCACACGACCGATGAGATCGAACGTGTATGTTCTCTGCGTCCGTAATCTTTCGAACGTGCGTCTGTTTGGGCAGCTGATCCCAAAGACAGAATCTGCGTGTATCATCCGTTGCTCATCACGACGGGTGGTGCGCATGACAGTATAGGGNATATCATAGCCCTCGNNGTTCCAACCCGATANTACATCTGCATCCTGTATGAGGTTCAAAAATGTGTCCAAGAGATCCTTCTCTTCCCAAAACACGAAAGTGTTGGGAAATTCCGCGGCGATCTCTTCTGCTGTTTCCTTTGACATGTGCCGTGGTGGGCGCACCAGCGTGACTAACTGGTCGAGCCAGTCCATGTACACAGAGATGGCAGTGATGGGATTGAAAGGATCCTCAGGTCTGCTGAATCCACGCTCGGGATCAAAGTCCACTTCGATGTCAAAGAACGCTGTGTGTAGCTTCGGGGCATCGATGCCTTTGTAGTTTTCTTCCAGGCATCGGAAGATGGGATTGATGTCCGCTTCATAGAGATTCTTGCCTTTGTTGATGGCCATCTCTCGTCGGAACTCTTTGTTGTTGCGTGTGCTGAAACGACTCACAGGGTTACCGTAGATGCTACGGAACTTGCCACGAGGGTCATCGTAGTAGAAAATATATGTAGCCGGATACTCTTCGTAGTAACGTTCACCATCACGGCGACCTACGATGTGTATGCGATCGTGATCACGATCAAAAAGTGCGTCAATGTAACTCATTTATCTCCTGTGGCTTATGGCCCACCGAACCATTCTACATGCCCGTGACGTGGGCGAGCCGCTGTCGTTGAAAACAGTAATTATAACGTCTTGCCCACAGTGGTCAAAATTGTCTCCAGCAGTTCATGATCCTGCTGCTCTTTACCGAACTCGGCCTTATGGGCGATACGGATGGCTTTTTTAAGGATATTAGGCTTGATATCCAATTCTTCAGCCACCGCTTTGATGGTGTCTGAGAGTCCGCCGTTGAGCGTTTCCACCTCGTGCATGACCTGCATACCTTCGTTGATGATCTGAGTGAGTTTGGCTTTCTGTTCGGCTGAAAAATTACGTGTGTCCATGAATATCTCCTTTATGGAACAAGTATATACTCAAGATAGCGAAATGTCAATTAATTTTAATTAAATTCGGTAATGCTGTTTTCGGAGATCAGGGTAGCGAATCTTGATCTCCGGGCAGCAGCCGCCCATCCACCGTAGGGTTAACGGTCCTAAGGCGAATTCTTGAGAGTGTGATATATTTCGACTTGATCCAACATTTCCTGCAGCACTGGATCTGACTTGGCTGCACGATGTATGTTGCTCCATAATTTATTTTTTCGTAGATCATCTATCAAATCGCGTTTTTTATCACCGATGCTGTGTATTTCTCTTGATGCATCGCCAAAACGTCGCCGATAGATAGTGTCGCCACCATCGGGACTTTCGTAGATATAGGTTTTGGGTCTATCGCTCATACGGGTGCGTAGGGATTGCGGGGCTGATCGGTGCCATCGTCTTCGGGCCAAACAGGATAATCGTAGTCCATGTTGTTACTTACCGGCAGCAGCGATGGCAGCACCATTATTGAAACTGGGGCTCCAGGAATTGGGTGTGCGACGTTTTCTTTGATACCATTCATATCCGGCGCGATGTCCACTGCAATCTATTGTACACGGGCTGCCTTTGAATGTCAACTGTTCTTCGAGTTCGGTCCCAGAGAGTTTGGAACGCACCCACTCTATAGCATGGTCTAGCGCCCATTCGGCCACATTTACTAGGGCCTGGGCCAGCGTGTCTGGATCGACATTTTCTAATGCAGCGGCACCTAGGACCGTGGCCACTGCACCTATTTTGGCAAGGATACCTCTATCGACTGTGGCCGCCAAGCGACGTTGGCGCATTTTTTCCAGAATATATTTTTCCAGACGTTTTTTGATTTCTTCATCTGCGGTATTTTAGCAAACTTGATCTTGAATCGGCTGGCTGGGCTTTTTCATGGTACCAATGTGCGATCTAGCCAAGCATCGATTCGGTCTGTGACCCCCTTGTCGAGATACCCGATATCGAATTCGTGGCTCTCATGACAGTCGGAATCCGTCATGGGGTTAGAGTTGATGGGTATGTATCGGATCCTGCGACCC